ATGTCCTCCTGTGTAGCGACTCGAATGGTCATGATCCCGAGCGATACATGCACTATCGCTTGTCTGCGGTTGGATGCACGTATCAGCCTGACCTGATCTCCTACGCCTATCGTGTAAACCCGTTGCTTCATACTGCTCCTGTAAAAGCGCCCCTGTCGGGGCTTTTGCTTATTTTTCACCCAAAGACCCCCCTACCCCATTCAAGAAGTAAGGAGGGAAGGGTGCTTCACCGCTCAGTGAGCATCATCATGCTACGGATTGACTACCGTATGCCCCTCGGCCTGATGATTCAACCAGCCGCACAGATTGTTCGGGAACTGCCCCCTAGACCTTAGTCATACTGTGTAACCCTTTTCTTCCACGCAGGCAGATGTCTACCCCTTAGTAACGTCTGGAGTACGGTTGTCGTAGAAAAGGGAAATGAAAAAGGCCACTTACAACTGCGTCCGGTCGGAGCCTTGCCTGATATCTCTCCCACGAAAGCATCAGGTAAAGCGGAACGCATGTGTAAATGGCCTCAATTATTGCCTCCGACAGCAACGATCAAATTATAACCACAACCTTTTAGGTTGTGTCAAGTACTTAATTAATATTTTTTTAGGTACGTCTCGGCAAGTAGTCTGCGCGCACTGTACTTGTCATAAGCGTTTAAACAGGTAACGTTTGATACGTCAGATACGTCTGCTACGGTGCTACTCGTGCTTCTCCGGGTTACGCTGCAAGCGTTTAAACGCTAAGGACATGCAGGACATGAAGGGAAATCATGCGTTTAAACATCAGTCTTACCGCCTTTACCGCCTTTGCTGGCTGCGGTTTGAAAAAGTGTCAGAAAACAGTACTGACAAAACTGACAAAACTATTTATAATCGAGGCTCTCTCCTCAGCAGTTGCCTATGTTGAGCTTTGCCCCGTCCGGTTCGCTTGGCGGGGTTTTTTTTGGGTGCTATCTCATCGATCTTCTCAACGGTGATCTCAGCCCTAGGGTTCTCAGGGTCTAGCCCCCAATAACAATGACGTTCTTTGACCTGACGGTCGTTTGCGTAAACATATCCTTGAAGCAGATCTAGGATCAGGCTCTCATCCAAGTCGGGTCGTCGTGAGGCGTAATAAATATGCAGAGTAATCCGCAGATCCCCCGTCATTAGTGTAGGTAAAGTCTTGCACTGTTGCCTAAATACATCAGAGTAAGTTAATGCTTTCTTAGACTTAATCAGTCTAGACATACCACCGTAGTGTACAACTCTGCGAGAGTTGGCCTTAGAAGCAGGCTCACCAAAAATAATTTGTGATACTACTTGCAATTCTGTACTAACATCACTATCATTATATTTCGGATTCATAAACAACCTCGGAGAGCAGATGAAGATAACAAACAATCAGAATCTACCCGCACCGTTAGTAGCTTTGCTCTCACGCAACTACTACAGCAAGGGTGATTCGCAGTATAGCGTGACTGAGCTGATGTCGCCACCAAAGATTAGAAGGTTACGAGAACAGTACGATGCTGATATGGAGATTGACGTGACCAAGATGATTGCCTCTCAGCTAGGCACATTCATGCACGGCAAGCTAGAAGCCAAGGAGGTTGAGGGCTACACCAATGAGGAGCGCATCTTTACCGAGATTGATGGCGTGGTGATCAGCGGTGCGATTGACCTACAGAAACAAGTCGAGGGCGGGGTCGTGATCATTGATTACAAGTTCGTCAAGGCTTGGTCGGTGATGCAAGCCTTGGCACGTAACAAGGATGATTGGGACATTCAACTGAACATCTACAAGTGGTTGGTTGAGACTGTCAAGCGTGTGCCTGTCAAAGGATTGCAGATCTGCGCCATCGTCAAGGACTACTCACCCCACACCGCTCAGGACAACTACCCCGAGGCAGAGGCCGTCATGATTGACGTCCCAATGTGGGACTCTGTGACCGCAGAGGCTTTTGTGCGTAAGCGTTTAGAGATGCACCGCCACGCCAAGATGGCACATGATTTTGGTGAGGAGTTACAGCCCTGCACCGATGAGGAAAGATGGATGAGCGAAGCCGTCTTTGCTGTGAAGAGAGAGGGACGCAAGTCTGCGATCCGTTTATTTAAAACGTTAGAAGAAGCCACAGAGTTGGCAGAAAAGGAAAAAGGCTATGTCGAAACCAGAGCAGGCGAACCCAAGCGATGCACAGGAGACTTCTGTGGTGTCAGCAAGTGGTGTAAACAGTACCAAGGAGAGATCAATGTCACCGCATGATTTACTGAAGATCAACGTCAACGAGCATACAGAGAAGAAGAATGGCTTAACGTACCTCTCATGGGCGTGGGCATGGCGAGAGGCATTAAAGGCAGACCAAAGCGCAACCTTTGATGTGCAAACCTTTGATGGTAAGCCCTACATGGATGTCAATGGCACAGGCATGGTGTGGGTTACTGTCACCATGTTTGGTCAGCCCCGCACCTGTATGTTGCCCGTGATGGATTACAAGAACAAACCTATCCTTAACCCCGATGCGTTTGCCGTTAACACTGCCATCATGCGATGCATGACCAAAGCCCTCGCCCTGCACGGTTTGGGCATATATATCTATTCGGGAGATGATCTGCCCGAGTCTGATGCACCTGCCAATATGGGTGAGTTGTTCAAGAAGGAAGACGATGCCGCATACGCAAAGACTCTTGCCGAGATAGCGCCCAAGACAACGATGGGCGAACTGACACGCAAGGAAGATGGCCCTAAGTACGAGAACATCCTAGCCAAGACCGCTTGGGATAACTCTGACGATAGTCGCAAATTGTTTGCAGACGGGATGATTGAGTACACATCTCACTGCACCACCGTAGCGGGTTTAAACAGCTACTGGAAGAGCAATAACCCTCAGCTTGATTCGCTGAAGGTTACGCACCCCTCTCTGTACGAGAAGGTTTTGTCCCACTTCAAAGCATTGAAGATTCAACTATCCAAGGAAATCAAATGACCTATCAAAAGAAAGCATACAACAAACCCTTTGAGGAGCGACCCGACTCCGGCAATCTTCATGCCACTCAGGCAAAGAAGACGGCTGAATCCCCTGATTACTGGGGGACGATTGCTATTAACCTCAAGGATTTAACCAACATCAAGACCGAGAACGGCCTGACAGTTATTAAGTTGTCCGGATGGAAACGTGTTAGCGAAACCAACGGCAAGACCTACCTGTCATTGGCAGTCAACCGTTGGGTTCCTGAGGAGCAAGCCGGAACCCGTCAAGAGAACCAAGCGCAGAGTCATCCTGACGACTCAAACGTGCCATTTTAAGGAGCAACCATGAACAAAGCCGCTAAGATCCGTGAATTCCAACAATTCAACACTGGTGCAACGCCACAAGAAATTGCCGCCGCATGTGGCGTCAAGCTACAGTACGTCCACACTGTACTGCACAAAGCCAAGATAAAGCTTTCGACTGAAGAGAAGCAGTTGGCTAAAGGCAATTTGCTTCTGAATGACGAGATTAACTCTCTGCGACGTCAGATCACACGACTGACATTGCACAACGACATGCTTCAGTCCATGCTCAAAGTGCAAGAGTTTGACTTGATACACCGCCATGGCTCTACAGTTTGAAGCCCGTAAGGTAGCGCTCAAGCAAGACCGAACAGGTTTTATCTTGACGCTTGCGATGCATCCTGACGAAGTCCCCGAGGAAATACTCAGGGATTTTGTTGGGACACGTTATGCCTGTGCGGTGGTTCGCATCCAAGATGATGAATCACCCACACCGTATAGCAACAGAGTTGTTGAAGCAGGGATGCTTTGCCGAAACCCTAACTTCCAAGAGTTCCTGATGTGCGACAACGAAACAGACGCTGCACACATGTTGTGTAAACGCTGTGGAATTGAATCACGCACGGAGCTGCATGGAAACGCAGATGGTAAACGTTTGTTTGATTTGCTAGTCCATGAGTTTAAATATGCAAAGGAAACCGATGACCCATTTTAAGAAGTTTAAACCTTTCATGACCTATGTCTCAGAGGATGAGCATCTGCGTATGAAGAAGTTTGCCAAGCTTAAGAAGATCACGATGGCTCAGATGATTCGGGAAGCAATCGACAGTCGCCTGTCGGTTGGAGATCCGTATACATCAGGGTTCAACGCAGGTCTAGATAGGGCTATCTCTGTAGTCAATCAAAACAACGCCGCTAAGATGAGATTTCCGTCAGGGAAATCTTTTGCTGAGTTGATTGTTGATGAGCTTGCAGTCGAACGCAGACTGGAGTTTCCAAGTGAGACTTAGTGGAAACAAAAACCAATGCCCGAACTGCAATACGTACTTCAACAGCAACACAGCTTTTGATAAACACCGCACCGGCCAGCATGGTTTAAACAGACGGTGCAGGACGCAGCAGGAGATGCTGGATCTGGGGATGTTTATCAACGTCTATGGCTATTGGGTTAGCGAACCCATGCGAAAGGAGTTCTATGCAAAGACAGACACCGTATAACACTGGCAAGGTTCTCATTGGAAGCATGTATGAGATACCACATCCTGACGCTACGTTTGAAGAAATATGGATTCAATCGGTTCTACTGGGCGACCCACAATATAACGAAACCTTTGTGTGGTCTTGTATCAGTTGCGTAATCATCGCATTGCTTGTGTTTGTTATGAATGTTTACACATGAAAACCAAAGCCATATTGGAGTTTGATTATCCTGACGATGAACATAAATTGATGTTTGCCATAAAGGGTGTAGACATGTACGCAACACTGGCCAACATCAAGCTGGCCATTACACGTGAGTTTAAACACAAAGCCGACATGGAGGCAGCGCTCATTCGGGTTAGGGAGTTGACGGACGAAATGTTAGACAAGCTTGATCAGTAAAAGGACACATATGAATCAAAAGGACGTTAAGAATCTTGCTGAACAGTGCAACCTGACCATTCTGAGGCACAGTCAGTGGACAAAAGAGGTGAAGCAGTTCACCGTGGTTGACTATATTGTTGAGGGCGACCTTGCAAGCCTGATGCAATTTGCAGACCTTGTAGCTTTTGCAGAGCGTGAGAAGTTGCAGGGTCAGATTGAAACTTTAAACGCTATGTACGAGGTAGTGGTTAAACAACGGGACTACCTAATGGATCAACAACGAGAAGAAGCCAAGCTCAAGGAGAAGAACACATGAGCGAACCCAGTTTAAACATATGGGAGCGGGCGCTGGGCTGGCGCAAAAGGCAGATAATCGTGAAACAGCTTGACCCGATCTCAAACCAAATTAGGAACAACACCTTGGACGAGATTGCTCGGGAGTTTGATCAAATGAAAAACGGTGGCGATACAGCGGCAAGCTTTGCCGCCTATGTGAGGAGTATGAAACGTGCCCAGACCTAAGCCGCCTATGCCGCTTAAGTTTCGCAACATACGAATGTCGGATCTTGAATGGTTGATGTTTCAAGAACTGGGCGGGGCTGACTGGCTCCGCAAGTTTGTCAAGACCAAAGCCAAGTTCCCGGCGCAGCACTACATGTTTAAACCAAAGGAAGAAGATGACAAACAGAGCAGACAATTACCAAGTTGATGGCAACCACTACACAACCATGGAAATACAGCCATGGGAGGTCATGGAGTCAGTGCTGACTCCTGAAGAGTTCGTTGGATTCCTTAAAGGGAATGTCATTAAGTACGCCATGAGGGCCGGACGCAAGCCGGACACGGACGATGCCGCTAAGGCCATTCACTACGCCAAAAAATTGGCAGAGTTTCAGGCGCTCCTATGAATACGTGTAAACAAGAATACTGCGATTTTATCGGCAGCAAAGCCTTTGAAGATGACAACGGCTGGAGCTACGAAG